ATGAGGGTTTTTGCTGCACTTTTATTGTTTCCTGTGATGGCTTTTGCTGCGGCTACGCCGCAAAAATTACGCAGTGAAATCCAAAAATATGGCGAAGCTGAATTCTCTGAAAAAATATCATCCGATGATTGGAAAACCGCACTTGATAATATTTCCAGCGGTCAAAATGAGTGGATATCTTTAGCACCGGATTTAGCGCCGGTGATCAATCAGCAACAGGCAGAACAGCTCTCCGAAGCACTTTATTATGCTATTGCCCCAAATGCTAAAGAGGCATTGAACACTCTCGCCATACTCGATAAGCACAAATATAAGCATCAGCAAGGAAGCGTTCTATCCTGTGTTTCACCGTTAAATCAGCCTCAGGAAGAAATGATGCGTATTTATAATGAAACACGTCTGGCATTGCTTGATGTTCCTGGAGTTGAATCCGCAACCTGTCTATGGTCACTGGAAGGCTGGATGGAACAGGTTAAACAGGAAGATTCCTCGAAAACCAATAAGTAGTTATGGCAGAAGAACTTGCCTTACATCTTCTCCTTTACCGAGGGATGATTAAGGTTATGCTTGGATGACGCGGGTTAAGTTTTTTTTGCAGCCTGGGGCTATCTGGTTGCGTTCTGCGTATTGACGGCCATCTCGCCTTCCAGCACGTAACTGTCGATATTCTTTGCGATGTATTTGGCGATGTAGCAAGCCTCGCCGCCACGGTTCAGGTGTTTACCGTCAAAGCGTTTTTTGCATTTTCGCCAAAAAGGAAAGGAGGAACCGGTTAAGAGAATCGCCACTCGTGAAAATGCATCGCCATTTCATCGCCACTGAAAATAGAAACAAAAAAGCCACTTCGCGAGAAGTGGCTTAATTATTTGAATCTAAAGCTAAAATTTGGTGGCCCTTGCTGGACTTGAACCAGCGACCAAGCGATTATGAGAACCGTGACCCACCCTTATAAATCAATGTGTTACCAATTAAATCAATCAGATAGGTATTGAATGTTATTGATCGATATTGAGGTTTTGAGTCCTGAGGGGGCAGAAAGGGGACAGATTTTTCTACCCAACATTCAATATCTAAATACTTAACCCATCAGCAACTGCTATCAAGCTTGGATTTTCCAAAAGTGTTTGCTTTGCTTCGCTATTAACATGATAAGCATACATTACAAGCCAGTAAGTCCTGTCTCTGTATGTAAGCGAATGAAATAGTCTAATTAATTCCTTCCTGAACTCTGAATTTCCACAGTTCTTTATCATCACGATGATGTTTAAAATTGATGTGATCTCTTGTGGATAACGAATTCTAAGATCTGTTAATACGTCAAATGCAACATCAAAGGGGGAAACAGCTCCGGATGGATTATTCTGTTTGTGTATAGTAAAAGTTAAGTTGTACTGTTTTTGTAAATCCTCTATATATTTCCCCTCTGAAACTAAAGACGGAGTTTTATTATAGGTACTTAGGTAGTGAATTATATTTTTTCTTTTGTCTAGTTTTTCGTTTAACACTTGGGTGTGACTAATAAGTAAAGAGATTAGAGATTCATTTTTAACGAGAATTGTTTGTTCTTTGTTATTCTTTATTGTGAAATAAAGTGTAAGACATAATATTATAGTGCTGGCCAAGCCGAATCCAGAACTATAAATGCCACCAAGATAGGAACCGAAGTTAGACCAGTCTTGATTTTTTGCAGAAAATCCAGATGGATAAAATTTTTCGATGTAAAAAACTAAAGGAATTGAAATTATAGCTAAAATTAGTAACGCTAATAGGGTAATCCAAATCCAATTTCTTTTATTCATGTATATTTACCAGTGGGTTTAATCGAGTTGCATCTTCTAAATGGTTAGGGGCGAAGTGCGCGTAACGCATAGTCATCTTAATATCCGTATGCCCGAGTATGCGCTGTAGAACTAATATATTTCCACCATTCATCATAAAGTGGCTAGCAAAAGTGTGCCTTAGTACATGAGATAATTGTCCATCAGGTAATATTATCTCAGTTCTTTTAATCGCTTTTCTGAATGCTGAATAGCATGAAGAGAATAACGCACTACCACTTTTTGGTAATGAATCATAAAGCTCCTTGCTGATTGGTACTGAACGGTTACGGTTACCTTTGGTCTTCGTGTAAGTTATTCGATACTTAGTTACTTGAGTCCCGCGTAATGTTTCCGCTTCTTTCCATCTCGCGCCTGTTGCAAGGCAAATGCGAACCACATCATAAAGGCACTCAGTTCTGCTATTTTTGCATTCTTGAAGCAACGTGCCGATCTGATCTTTTGTCAGATAGGCCATTTCGCTTTCCTCAGTCTTAAATGCCCTGATGGCTTCTAACGGGTTATCGGATTTCCAATGTCCCAGTCGCTTAAGCTCATTGAAAACGGCACGGAAATAAGACAGCTCCAAATTGACTGTCCTGGGCGTAACTTTATCTATTCTGGATGTTCTCGAAAATTCCCCAGACAAGCGGCGCTTTCGATAGTTTGAGAACATCGTTGCATCGAATTCTTTCGCGCGGGGCTTTCCCATGCTTTCATAAGCGAATTCCATTGCACTCTTTCGTCGTTCGCCATCATCAAGAGTAATGCCGTGCTCGTCATACCAAAGCGTCACAAGTTCAAGCAAAGTGCGCCGATCCTCTTTGCCATCAATCCAAGGTTTATTCTCAAGGTTCTCAAGAATATGGTTTTGATAAGCGAGCGCCTCTCCCTTTGTTGAGAAGGTTTTACGTATACGTTTGCTATGTCTCCCTTTAGGTTTTCCTTCAGGATAAAAATCAAGTTGCCATTTACCATCTTGTTGTTTTTTTATTGACATAAAATAATTTATTTATCGTTCTTCTTGTTTATAATTTTCCATGCTAATTCATGAACCGTTTTTCCATCTCCCAATTTTGAATCATCATAAGGGTTAAAGTTAGAAGCTATATTTTCATTAGTATTCTTTAATGACTGTTCATTTTTCCACCACCGGTCTAAAGATGACACTTTCAACATATTTCCGTTCTGAGCGTTTTCAATTCTAGACATTTTTTCATCTAAGCGCTTTATCATTTCAAATAAAATGGTGTCTTGTTGGGTTAACTTTACATTTTTTATTTCTGCTGGTTGTATTTTTAATAGTTTTACTATTGAATTTACATCTTCTTCAGGGGCTATGTCTGTTTCAGTTAACATTGCTGCTATTTCATCAATATCGCTCTCGACACTATCAATTCGTAGTGTATCAGAGTATTTCACATATCTAAAACCTGTAATATCAAAAGGCGTGTTAGTTCTTCCATCTGTAATTAAAATAGTTTTTTTATTAAAAGCTTGTCGTAACCCTAACTCATAAAAAACGTTAGCGTTTTTAGAACTTAGGTCACAAATAGCCATATCACAATCAATAATGTTTTTAAGAATATCAAACATTATCATATGCGAAGCTTTAGCATCGTCTGCCCTAATTGCACTGAAACCTGCTTTTTCACATGCCGGTTTTATAAGATGATTATAAACTCGGCTAAAATGCCCATTATCATAGTCTTCATGATCTGCAATAGGCATTATTGCAAAGCATTTTTTCTTACTTGTTATAAGCGCTTCTGTCGTTTTTTTATTATCTTCTTTTTTTACGTCTTTATTAGCAGTGCTCATGTTAGTATCCTTATTTTATAATAAGTACAATTCTACCAATAATTTCAATATCATCTAGTGAACAGTCGAATGCCATACCAACTCCACTAACTCTAACTTTTCTGATCGGGATACGTACTAGATTGCGAATACTCACTTTTCCTTCAATGTTAACCAACCATTGCCCATCATAAATATCGTTGAATTTCTGATCAATGATGTACTGAATTTTTTCGTCCAACAAACACAGTGGATTTTCAGGTAAGGGAACACCAGGCAAAAACATAACTTTATCTAACATTAGATAACCAGACTCAAAAAGTTGGCCATCTACTAGTTTTTTTCGAGAAAACTTCATTATATCTAGTTTCCCGTCATCGTATTTTTTTCCTGTCCCCTTAGCTAACCACTCGAGAGTTACATCGGTCTCCGCCATGCATCTCACAACGATATCAGCTGGAAAAAGCCCCCTCTTATAGCGGGCTGCCAAGCTACTACTGGCCATTCCTAAATGATTAGCTAGGGCTAATTTGGTTTGAAAACCATAAGCCTCAATTACACGATCTAAAACGTCAGGACTACTTTTATCTAAATCAATTTGTAGGCTCAATCAAATCACCGCTTGATTTGTAGATTGGATCGAATGTACCATCCAGTCTGTAGGTTAAGACGAATATTGTTGAGTGTTGCTGCACTCAGTCGAATTGAGGAGTTTGCCTTATGCGCCCAAATATTACAATTACCATCCCTGTGCCTTACATGCCGTTAGACGAATACTGTCGTATCACTGGCATGTCAGTAGGTACTGCCCGTGACATGATTCGCGATGGGCGGTTACCAATTAAATCTAAGGGCGATAAAGCCCGGGGTTTAGTCGAAATCAATATGGCCGCACTGACAGTTCGCGCATTAAGCGAATGCAATGTTGCGCTTCAGGCTTAATTAATCCTAACAATTAGGGATAAGCGCACCATGTTTGATTATCAAACCTCTATACATCCACACTTGGACACGGCTTGCCGCCGTTTCTCCCTGGCTCACAACCTTACTGAAGTTGCTGCTGTTATGGGTGTTTCAGCCCAAGTGCTACGTAACAAACTGAATCCGGACCAGCCACACCGTTTAACTCTACAAGAGCTGATCATGCTTACCGATATTACCGATGACTCAACGGTATTAGACGGTTTACTGGCACAACTGAAATGTTTGCCTGCTGTGCCCGTAAATGAAGCGAAGCCCGATAATTTATCGTTGCATACCTTAAGTGCTACGGCCGCCATCGGTGTAATTGCCGGTGAAACCATTTCCCCTGCTCCAATGACGCAATCACGTAGAAACGCCATTTTAGACCGAGCCAATCAGGCGATCCGCGATCTGTCCTTGCTCGTTGTGTCTGTTGAGTCGCGTTTTCACACCACGCCTGTGCTGGCATCTGCAATGGACGTTTTAGGTTCATGCGGCGTCATGCCTGGCTTGAACTGAGGCTATTCGATGAAAGTTTTCGCACAACTATTAAAGCAGCAATCGCCAACCATCCAGCTGCAATGCTATGGCCACGGTTGGCTTGAACTGCCAAACGGTCAGCGCTGGCAACCGGCCGCAAGCAAAGTAGCGTTTCTAAGTGGTTGCCGTCACCCGATGGTAAAGATTAAGCGCCGCCCTTGGTGGTTCCGCCTGATGGGATTAAGGGGGTAAGCGTGGAACAGCAATTGCCAAAATGGATTAGTGAAGCCCGAAAGATGATTTCAGGCACTGAAAACCGAGTGAAACATTATTGGGAAAATCTTCCAGAAGATGAACGCCGCGATCTCTGTTTCCTCTCCCAGCTGAAAAGCCGCCATGTGAAATGTGCCTGGGACGATTTGACCGAGGCGGAAAAAATCGCGATGTGGCAGGGCGTTTTGAAGGTCAGAAAAATGCAGCAACAAACCCGTTTGTTGATGCCGGAAGATTTCAAAGGCGTTGTTGTTTGTAGTGTTAGCCGTCGAGCTGACGAACAAAAAATTCCAAATCCGATGCATTGAGGGAAGTATGAAAATTATCACCGTAGACGAAATTGGTTTGATCGAATCATTCGCAGCTTTTGGCGTTAAGTTCAATTACAGCCGTTTATTCCTGAGTAAATGCCACGTGTCAAAAGGCCGCGTTGCGCTGACGCCTTTCATGTTCAATGACACGGTTCACCTTGATAACCCGCACCAATGGTTTGCGGCCAATGCTGCGTTTTGGGTTCGTGCATATCGTGAGTCTGAAACGTTGGTCGAGCAAGTCGAAACAATGGCCAGCATTCGCGCCCTGTATTTTTTGGCCGGTTCTTTGGGGCAAGGTCATGCTCATGCGCTGATCAGCACCTGGTTTGATACGACCAAGGAATTGCACGGCATGGGGGCGCTTAACCTGTCACCGCTTGCGCCGCTTGCTAAAAAATACGAAACAACGATTTCCCCGCTTAGTTTCCATTAATTAAATCTTTCGAACGCTCACGGCTTCCACCTGGTTGCCGGGGTTTCTTGCTGCCAAAATTTGGAGTTGTCCCATGAATCTATCCCGAAATGATCGCCCGAAACGCACGCCAGTGCTGCGAGGTTTTGACCAATCATCACCGGCTTATCAGGACGCTGAACGTCTGGACAATATGTTGAAGAATGCCCGCGCAGAATCGATGGCCGATGCAGCTGTGAAATATTCCGGTCGTTTGGAGCGTTTGGCTGCATATATTGCGACTGAGGGATTAAACGCAGCGGAAGCAGTGGAATTGCTGCGGCAGGAATCCGAACAGTTTGGTCGCGCCTTATAAATGGAGCTTTTTGCCTTTAACGGCCAGCATCATGAAACCCGCCAGTGGCAGCAAGAGCAATTTGCCCCTGGCGCACCTGATGAAATCAGCCTGACCGAGCGGCAGTTATGGCACCTGAATAAAGCCGATCACGATTGGCGTGCTGAGTATCTTGGCGAAATGCCGGATTTCTTGGCGCGCTATTTTGGCGATCGTTATAGCAAGTTATTGGAAGGTGGCTATAACGGCCGCCGCCGTGCCAATACGTTTTTACGTACTACGGTGGGTAAGAGCGTATTGCCACGTCTGCGCAATGTCTGCGAACAGTACACAACTAAACACCAGGCTGCGGGGGTGATCCCGTTCCCGTTCCTGGCTGACCTTGAAAAACTCCCTACCTTTGGGCGTGATGAACTGCGTAATCTTGCGCACCGCGTCGCTGATTTTATGTCTGAGTCATTTACCGATTTTATTGATCTGGCTTTTGACGGTACAGCTGCTGATCAGAAAGAAATGACGCGCCGCACTTTTGCCACCTTTGAGCACCTAGGCAAGTTGGCCAAAATGGCCGGTATCACGCCGCCATACTGGCAGCAATTTCTTTCAGGTCGCACTTTCACAACTTGCACCGCGGAATCCGGTTTATTGCGTATGGTGGCACCGGAATGGTGGCGTACTAAGTTGAAGCGCCGCCGTGATCTGCAACGTGAGCATATGGCCATCGCCGTTGGCCAGGTGCAAAAGGCGGCATCGGCCTACGTCAGCCGTTCCACACAGGGGGAATGGGTGGAGCAAAAGAAACGTAACCGGGAGTTTTTTAAATCGTGTGATCTGCAAAATCAGGAGACGGGGGAGCGTCTTTCCCTGGCTGACATGGTGGACGGCAGCAATGCCAACCCGGCAAAGCGTCGCTGTGAACTGATGGTTCGTATGCGTGGGTTTGAAGATTTGGCCACTGAAATGGGGATGGCCGGAGAGTTTTACACGATCACCGCGCCGTCGAAATATCACGCCGTGCACAGCAAGGGCGGGTTCGTGTCTCAGTGGAACGCGGCCAGCCCGCAGCAAACACAAAAATACCTTTGCGGCGTATGGGCAAAAGCCCGAGCTGCGTTTTCCCGCGCCGGGATCCACGTCTTTGGTTTTCGCGTAGTCGAACCGCATCACGACGGGACGCCGCACTGGCATATGTTGCTGTTTATGCGCCCGTCTGACGTGGCCGAAGTGCGGGACATTCTCTGTTATTACGCTCGCCGTGAAGATTCCGAAGAACTGCAATCCGCATACGCGCTAAAGGCGCGTTTTCATGTTGAGCCTATCGACGAAGAAAAGGGCAGTGCTACGGGGTATATCGCTAAATACATTTCTAAAAATATCGACGGTTACGCCATGGATGGTGAAACGGATGAAGAAACCGGCGAAAACCTGAAAGACATGTCCAAGGCAGTTTCGGCCTGGGCAAGCCGCTGGCGGATCCGTCAGTTTCAGCAAATCGGCGGTGCGCCGGTAACGGTCTGGCGTGAGCTGCGCCGCATGCGTGATATCACCCTGGAAAACAAATCTATGGATGCGGTGCTGGCTGCGGCGGATGTGGGGTGCTGGGCATCCTATACTCAGGCACAGGGCGGGGCGTTAGTGGCGCGTCGTGATCTGGTTGTGCGCCTGATGTATGAAATCACGGAATGCGGCAATGAATACGGGGAAGCCGTTCAGCGTATTCAGGGGGTTTATTCGCCGTTATTGGGTCAGGAATCAGAGGTATTAACGCGCCTGGTCAAATGGGCGATTGTTCCGAAGTTGGCCGACAGCGCAGCGGAGGCTGCTTTTTCTGGCGGCAACGCCGCCCCTTGGAGTTCTGTCAATAACTGTACGCAACGTTCGATCACCGAGTTGAAAAAGGGCATTGGAATTCAGTCTCAGGACGCGGATCAGATGGCCATAGCGCTGGCCAGAGGGAACATTATTCACCTGGATAATGAAACCGAGATGAAATTAGAGGGCAACCGGGTTCTGGTCAGGCCGAGAAAACATTATTGCAAGGAGTGCAGTGTGGTGATCACGCCTGAAAATGAGTCTTTTGATTCACCCGGTAAGTGTTGGGGGTGCGCTGATGGCCATGAATTCCAGTCCGATCATGGGGATGCAGTAAATCGCGCCTTTGAGGCTATGGGGATTTAATGCAAGGTAAAAACTCGCAAATGCGCGCGCAGTTTGCTTTTATTCTGTAACAGTTTGCGATACTGTATATTCATACAGTTAATTGTAGGGAGGATTTGGACGATGCGGGATGTTTTTTTTGAGAAAGTAGCAGTGCAACGGATGGTGTTAGTGTCTCGTTTGGTGTCGATCGGAAAATGTGATGATGAAGAAAGAATTATAGCGTTGGATTGGTTAGCGGAGTTGAATGCCGAACTACTGGAAAGCCTGCTGAAAGCAGAAAAGAAAAGCCCCCAGGGCGGGGGCAATAATTCAGGCTTGTTGCAGTAGGGTAAGTAACATTTGCCTGTCGTCGGATTTCAATGAATCGACGAGGCCACGCAGTAAACTGCCCTGGCTTTTCGCGCTGGGGCTAATAGTGTGCGAAAAGGTCATATTCATTACAAAAGTATGGCCACATTCGAAATCAGAGCACGCACAATACAGGTCTGAGATCTTCCGATGCTTACGTGCCGTTTTCTTTATGACTGAGTTTGCGCCGCATTCGGGGCAAATGACTGTCGGTACGCGCATTTTATTGGCTCCGGGGAATTGATAACCCCGTGATTTTAGCCTTTTATGGCTCATTTTTCACCCTCTGGTGTTGTGTCAAAGGCGAAGTTAAGCCGCAAATGTAGCGGGATTTCCGGGTCAGTATTTACCGCATTCATGATCATGCGTTGTAGCGGAATGATTTCATCTTTTCGGTAGGTAGTGCGTGATTTTTCCGGGTCGGGTAATCCTCCCGCATTTTGCGGAATGATGCCCGCAAGCCCAGCCGGGAACCGGTGGGCGTTCAGTACGTCCTGTGCGCTGATGTTTTTCACGTTGCTGAATTCGTCGTTCGCGCCGATATCGCCCACCGGGATAAACTGGATCGCCTTTTCCCCACCCTGGGGAATATTCACAAAGATGGTAGAAAAATTCCCGATCCCCTTGCTGCTTTCCAGCCGTTGCGCGATCTCCTCCTCCACTTCATCCGTCATATTCGCATCATTGGTGTAAATGATGCCGCCGGTGTGCGCACCGTTGTGGTAATAACGGCGGCGGAAAATCGTTGCCTCACTGTTCAACAATGCCGAGTGGATGCCGCTGATGTAGTCCGGCAGGCCGTAAATCTGCTGCTGCGGATCGTACTGTTTGAGAAAAATCACATCCTCCGGGCTGTAAACCAGCGGTTCGCCGTCCTGCAGAACGACAAATTCCCCGGTTTTGCGCATGCGCAAATACAGCGAGGGCAGCGGCAATAAGTCCACCACGTCCCCCCAGCCCGAACGCACTTTCAAAATGGCCAGGTCACCGCACGATAAATAATCGAAGATACCACCGCGCAGCTGCTCATGCGTCAATCCGCCCCCCACGTAATCCGCCGCCACCATATTATGACGGGCATAAATCACGCCGCCGTGCTGGCTGTTCAGATTGATCAGCTGAACCAGTGCCAGGCGGTCAATCGGCAGGGTGTAGTGATCGAAATCATTGTCGTACCAGATATCACGATAATCTGTGCCGGTGGTCAGGATAGGTTCCGGCCTCCCCATGCTGATGATGCTCATTCCCCCTTTTCGGGTAGGCTGTTCCTTTTTTGCTGGTCGGGCACGTTTACGTTTGCTCATGCTGCTTTTTTCCCTAAATTCCATTTAGATTTACGTTTATGTTCAAAGTTGATCGGCTCATTGATAACGGCGTGCGCGATAGCCCAAAAGGCATCGGCGTGGCCGGTTTCCACCGTGCGATCCGCTTTGAACGTCATGGCGTTACCGCTGGCCGTGCTGGTGTGTCGGATGGAAAGGAATGACGCGGGAATTTCCCGGTTGTCTTTGTTCCATTCCAGACGTTTCGCGCTTATTACGTCGATCATCTTTAAAACCAACCTCGTCTTGGTTTCCATGCCGTAATGAATGGCCACCGCTTCACGCAGGGCGAAATGTTCAATCAGCTCAAACACACCGCGTCCGATCCCGGTTACGTCAACGCCGATATAAGTCATGTTGTACTGTCCAAACAATTTCTTGATCTGCGCCGCCTGATAGGCAAAGTTCATCCCTTTCCAGTGGAAAACGCATAGCACCCTGAATTTTTCCACCGCGTAAAGCGGCGGGGCGACGATGGCAAACGTGGACGTGTCCCCAGAACGCGCCGGATCAAAGCCTCCCCA